GGTGAGTTCGAGCAAGAAGCGTGGTGGTCATCATAATAGGAGAGTCGCTGTTAATGATGATAGTATTTATGATTTTGTGAACTTGCGCTACCGGGATGATATTGAGCGGTTTCGACGTGGCGGTTGTCGCCGTAATGCCGGTTAAAAAATGCCCCCTACATATAACGTAGGGGGCATGTATTGCGGGTTACTTGGCTGTGATGTTGATTTCCAGTTTGTCTAGTTTGTCGGTTACTGCTTTTTGTACTGCGGTTGCGATTATTGTCGGGTCAGCGCCCATGCTTTTAGAGAGGGTTTCAATGGCTGTGGCTTGTGCGGCAAGCGTGGTTTTAAGCTCGGCGATATCGTAGCGTGTTTGGATTACTGAGTCAAAAATATTTCGACCGTCGAGACCTTTGGCGGTGTAGAGTGCCTCAGTGGCGCGGTCTTTGAGCTCGTTTCGCGTTTGGATTACCGAATCAAAAATGTTTCGGCCGTCGTTGCCCTTGGCTGTATAGAGAGCTTCGGTGACTTGTGCGGTTGTCATGTTTCCTCCTTCTTGTAGGATTTCGTTTGCTTTGTTGATGACGTAGTTTACGTCAAGTCCGTTGGGCGCTAGGTCGGGACATCCGGCGTGGTCGGTTCCGGGGATTTCGCGGTGTAGCCAGATGTTACCGTTGAGTCTGTCGTGCCATAGGTGGTCCCAGCCGTATCGCCGGGCAATGTCGGCGCAGAGTGCGGCTGATGCGTCCATGCATGCTTGTGTACATGGAATTCCGGTCATTCCTCCTTCGTGTTCGATGCTGATTGTGCTGTTGTTGCTGGTGTAGTTGGCGTCAGACCATGAGCCGTTACTTTCGTCCACGTATTGGTGGATGGTTCCGTTTCCGTCTATCCCGTAGTGAGCCGACGCCGTACTTCCAGATGATTGAAAAACGCTGTCTGTGCCGGTGAGTCGCCCTACCATGATGTGGAGGGTGATGTGGTCTACGTGGTATCCGTTACGTCCGTTGTAGTGGTTGGGTGAGCCTATCCATGCTATGCCGTTCATTGCCTAATCTTCCTTAACGTTGTTTTCTTTTTTGTTGATGTTGAAAATATCGAGAATATTCGAGCTGGATAGTTCGGGGTTGATTTTCACGCAATTTTCCATGATTGAGGTGATTTCAATCAGGCAAATACCTGTACATACGGGGATGAACACGGGTAGTTCAATCCCAAGATTGATGTAATCCGATCCGTATTCTACAATCAACGCGACACAGATTATAGCAAGGTAAGCGAATTTATGCCCGAGCCCCTGCCGCATTCTCTCGCTGGATAATTCGCTGTGCATAATCGCGTTAACAACGCCGGTCGTGTAATCGATGAGCACCAGCAGAAACACGATACCGATAACGATTAATTCATGGATTGGCATAGATATTCCCTTACTTTCTTGTATCTGATTGCTGTAGCAAGCCGCCAAGTATCATACTGAACTCCGCTTTTATCTTGTTTTGCTGGAATTTAATAGCGTGCCTAACAGCATACTAAACTCTGATTTTGTTTGGGGGGTTTCGAATCGGACGCGGCCTACACGATACGCCTCAATTAGTTTTTTGATGATATCATCTGACCTTTTTAACAGTATACATTTTTCATCAACTAGCCGATAGTCCAGTGTGTACCATTTTTGCTTTTTGGGTTGACGGCGTGCTATCTGCCATACCGTTGTGATTTTGCTATCATCTAGAATTTGGTAGACGGCAAACGAACCATATTCGCGTGTTTTTATTGATAAAACGTATCCCGCGCCGCTGAGGTTGCTTATGAGTGCGTTGCTGTTGTCGCGAAACGTGTTATCGATTGAGTATGCGGCGTAATCTGCGTCGAACTTGCTAAGGAATTGGCCGAACTTGCTTTTGGCGATTTTGGCGGAAAAACCGCCATAATCAGCGAGTTCCACCACAATGAAAGAGTCACAGTATCGTTGGTATTGAATCTTGTTATCAATCTGCGGGGTGACGTTGATATTGAACGCCGCAAAATACGGGTTGGCCAAACTCACAGCGTTCGAGCACATGATAAGCCTGACTCTATCGTGCCACCTGTCTACCGTGTTGTAAAACTCTTCAAGCGCTGTGACCTCTCCTCCAAGATAGCGCATGTTGTCTGGAAAAATCTCGTCAAACAGTATGGTGCGCACACGTGGATACGCCACCGATTTGACTTGTCCGGCTTGCGAGAGTGCAATAAAATAGCCTACGATATGCCATACTGATTTCTTTTTCCCGTTTTTGTCCGTTATCGCGTCTCTGTCATCAGCCCAATGGCATTCCGCCTGATTGCCGTTAACTCTAAAGTCCAACTCGGGGTAACTGTCTGCGATATCGTTGAAAAAAGTTCCCTTGTTTTTTTGTTCCTCGGCGGTACGGCGCAGATAGATGAATTGCCACCGTCGTTTCATCCAGTCATCTATCATGAGTTTTTTGCCGCCGTAGGTTTTGCCGAGACCGCGTGCGCCGATGATGAATATCCACGGCGCGTGATATGAAAGCACGCGCGTGTAATCATAATAATCATTCTCATTAAGAATTGTCATTCCATCGGTCATAACCATAGTATATCACATGTGGATAAGTGTATAGTCCTGTGGATAACTAAAAGTTCGGTGGGGCACTAGCGCCGTCCCAGACAACTAGCAGATTATACACAGTCCGGTACCGGCTCGGGTATTGCCCAAAAACACCGTCATTAAGTAGATTATCCAATAAACCGCCCAATGTGGTTGCTTTCGGTAGCGCTCCGGCGTATGCCGGGCCTTGATGATATGCCGACGCCCATAGTATCTGCATTTTGATATCATCATACACGCGGGGATAGCTGTTGTAGTCCGCCTCGAACTGGTTGCGTTGCCCCTGATGCGACTCGGGACGTTGCGCCCATGTTTTGAACGCCGCCGATTCCGCAGACGTTAGAGGGCGTGTAAACGTCCCGCCATTGCCCATGAGTGCCGCTATCTCGGGGCATGTTTTGGCAAACGTCTCATAGCCTGTCGGGTCGGCGGTTTTCATTGCGTTCAAAACGTCCAATCGCCTGTCAAACGACCATTGCGCAATCCCGATGCCTTGCATGTTGGCTAATTCTACCGCGTCCCATTGTAATGAGCTTTCCACCGTGCCGATGCAGTAGAGCGCGTAACTGCTCTTGCCGTTGCCTGTAGAAGGCGTGGCTTGGCCGCCCGAGTCACTGGGCGCTTCAGCACTGCCCTTGGCCGTCCATGTTTGGGCCGTGGCTTTGTAGAAAATCATAGTACCCGCGCCACTGTCGTTGTCGCGATAATGATAAATGAGGTTGTCGCCCTGTTGTTGTATCCACATGTCACTGCTGGATATGCTACCCGAGTTGTTAGAGCCGGTAGGGTTCGAACCGCTGTCATTGTCGCCGCCGTCCGGTTTTTTGCGCGGGTGTAAATATCCGATATACGCTTTTTGCAAGGGGAGTAGTTTATGCACGCTTGGCTCGGGGTTTTGCGTAATCACGTCAATAGAATCACCCTGTATTCCATCAACGACAATGGCCACGTGCGTTGACGGATAATTGGGATAGCAGACCTGCCATATGGCGACATCACCGGGCATAGGTTTCCATGTGTTATCTTTTTTCTCGAAAACCTCCCCGACTCTTGCGCTTACGGGATGATGCGTGTATAGCCCCCCGGCCCAACCGGTGGGGGTGATGCAATCCTGAACACTACACCCGTACTCGTCCATGCAGTACTTTGCCCACAAGTCCCAGCATTGCGGCCCCCAATTGCCGTCCATGTCCCAAAAGTGGTTTTCGGTCTGTTTCACCCATGTCTTAAAATCAACTGCCATACATAACAGTATACCCCACGGCGTGAGCCGTGGGGTACGGGCTAATTGTGAGCAAAGACGTTCATTGTGTTGCTGAACGAGATGTTACCGGGCTTTCCGGTACCGGTCAACACGTCAATGATACTCAAGGCCGAGCCCGTGAATTTAATTCTTATGAAGTCTCCATAGTCAGTCCACCCGACAAACGCACTCCACGCACCAAACGTACTAGCGCCGTCGATTGTCGCAAAATTGTTTGCGTCCCATGATGTCTTATTGCCTCGACCATTAATCGAGATGTTAAGCCCATTTATGGTAACCTCAACGTCACCATCGGCGAGTCCGATGGTGTTCACTTTGATGGTTTCCGAGCGTCTTGCGTATCCGTTTACACAAGCTGAGGCAATGTATTGCGCGTATATGCGACTACCGAGCGTATTGGGGTGGATGTCGGTCATATCGCCCTTCCGGAACAGCCCCCACGTCGGCGCGTCGTGAATCACACTGACTTGAGGGACGTTACGACCGCCTGCCACCATTTTGCCATGAGCGATTCCTTCATGCCAAGACGGCCAAGTATTATCCCACATCATCGGAATAAACACAATCTTGCTGTGCGGGAATAGGGTAACGGCTTTTTGCAGTGTGGTTTTAACGTCGGATTCGGTTAGCTTGTTCCAATTATCATTCCTGCCGCCACCGATCACAACGTACTTGACCTTGGTTTTATCCGCGACTTGAACGTTTGCCGTGTCGAGCTGTTTGGAGAAAGTGGATGTTCCAGTGATGAACCCAGAGCCTCCGGCTGCAAAATTACGACAAGTCAGTCCAAGCATTTGGCTGGCCACGACTACCATCGAGTCGGTTGCCGGTGTCGTCGTCCTGAACCCCTCGAAATAGCTATCGCCGATAGCTACCAAAATGTTTTGATTGTCGGCGTTAGGCGCGAACTTGTCGTCCGCTTGCTGGCGAGTGTAGACGCTGGATAAATCAGCTTTGCCGTTGACAAGACTTACAATCTGCTGCGCCGTCCCCGAGTATCCGCCCTGCTTGGTAAACGTCGTGTCCGTCTGGGCTTTGGAATAGACTTCACTGGCGTTTGCCTTGCCTTTGAGGTTGTCAGACAAGCCCGACACGGTTCCCTGAAGCGCCTGAAGTGCGGTGTTATCCGCCTTGCCGTTAATGGTGTTCTTGAGGTTCTGCGCGGTCGTGGGCGAGGTGACGCCTAGCTTGCTGAAATAGTCGTCCAGCTCGGCAATATTGGTCTTGTTGGTCTGCGCAAGCTCTGCCGCAGTGTCAGCCGATTTCTTGGCCGCGTCCGCCGCCGTTTTCGCGTTATTCGCCGCCGCGGTCGCCGTGGTGATGTTGGTAGCGTTGGCGTACATCTGATTATCGATTTTTGTCATTGCGTCGGTGAAATCACCGCGCCATGATGGACGGTCGTTTGGATTGTCGCCAAACGTCGGTAGGTTGTAGTGTCCGGTATGCTGTGTGGTGGACATTGTTATTCTCCTTTTTCTAGGCTTTAACGGTACCGACGCGGACAATGCCGTCAGCGTTCTTGTACATCGAATCAAGTTCGGTCGCTGTCAATCCGAGCGTGCTGGGCTGTGAGGCGGTTTTATCGACCTTGCCCGCAAGCCCCGAAGTGAGGGCGGAGGTGGTGGCGAATCCGCTCACGTTTGGAATGTCGGCTTTCTTGGCGATGGTGGCCGCGACGCCCAGCGGAGAGCCTGACGTGCCGTTGCCGGTAAGGTCGGCAGTGTGTGACACCGACGTAAGCCCGCCCGCAGTGGCAGATGCGATGTCGTCCGCGTTCTGTTTCAGCTGCGCGTCAATCTTCGTCATGTCGCCGTTGTAATCAACGAGCCATGTGGGGCGGTCGGTGCCGACAAACTGAGAGAGATTATAGTTTTCGGTATGGTTAGTTGCGGTCATTGTTTACTCCTTACTGTCAAAATTGTTGGCTGTTGGATTGCGTTCGACATAGCGTGCATCGGCTTCCGATTGCGTGATAAACGACATGTCGGCGGGTGGATTCTCGGGCATGCTCTTACCGTAAGGAAATTGTGAGCGGCCGGGAAAATCGCCGGGTACGCAATTATCGATGGCGGTTGCCTTCAAGTCATATTCGCGGGCATTAAGGGTAAGCCCATCGTATTCTTGGGCGGTGAGCCGCATATTATCGTAGTCGCCCCAGAATAGTCCATGATTGCGCGAATTATCGTACACGCCGCCCAGTACCTGCCCGAGCGGTTGCGTGGTGCCGTACACTGGGGAGGTTGCTACGCCCTGCTGTTCCATTTCATGAATCAGGGCCAGCAGTTCCGCGCGCAACGCGGCCATGTTCCCGTTGAGCTGGGTTACGGTATCCGCAAGAGCCTTGTCCATGGATGCCGCGAGGTCGGTTGTGGTCTCCTCCAGTTTGCTTAAACCACATTGAAGGGTGTCGAGATTATGGCGCAAGCATTCAATTAACTGCAATGTGGTCAATCCGTCCCGATATGTAAAAGGAACGGACGTGGGCACCCCACCAAACAGGCGTTGCCGTGGAGTCAGCGCGTTAATGGCGACCATGATTACTCCCATTCTCCATAGTTATAGCAGTTACTAAAAATAGTATCATACGACCCCCAGATCTGCATGAAACAGGGTTCGAGCGAGTGTATGACCTCCATATCCACGTTGATAATCGCATTGCGATATTCGGTAATGAGGCTCATTGCAGACTGAGACCGGCCCGACGTGTGGGATGAACTACTGCCGTCTGTCGCGTCGTGTTGCCATTCCGTGCTGGAGGTGCTATGCGATTGCGACGTGGTATCTTGCGCGCTATGGCTACTGCCGTCCGTATCCGCTTGCGCCTGATTGGCGTGAGTCGCGTACCGAGCAAAATCACCTTGCACGCCTGTTGCCGGAACCTCAGAATCATATGACTGGGACTTGGTGCTACTTGAACTAGTGCCGTCCGATGTGCTTTTGGTCGAACTATCCTGAGACGCGCTGGTCTTGCCGCTGGACTGGGCTACCGTGTTGGACGTGTTTTCGCTGGTCATTTCCACGGTGTTCAGTGGGTCGTATTTTAACGCTAGCGTCCGATAACGCTCATTAAAATATGGCATAATCTGGCTTAATGTCATGCCTAGGTAAAAAACAAACTGTTGCACTGTCTCTTGGCCGATTTCACGCAACATGTAATTTTGGCAGATTTTATCATTCAACTCAGCTCTATGGGCTTCGTCAAAAATCGGGTAATAATCAGAGGATAAATGCAGTTTATCATCAGTATTATAGCCCATGTCGATAACAGCGCCGAGAGTGGCCGTATACTCGGAGGGCACGCGCGTACCCCACTTGCTTAGGTCTTGTGTCATACCACACCACCTATTCCGTTTCCGAGAGAGTCTGTTGAATCGATTGCCGTAGTGGTGTTGCCGCTGGATTGCGTATTGTCAATCGCGTTCGGCACGCCAGAGCTTTGCGTATCCGCGTATTCCACCCATACGCCTAGGTTATACATCCTGTTAATCAAACGCGCCCCCTCCTGTCGCGCCGTCAAAAAAGCGAGTCGAAACATGTCGGTTTTTTCGTTGGCCTGAGCAACCTCAGCGCCTATCAAACGTTCCTGTTTTTCCGTGCCGCTGGACTGAATGCCCAGATAACTCAATGCCTCATTGGTCACCTGTGTTTTTTGCTGGATAAATTTGTCCAACAAATAGGGTGTGGTGTTAGGCCACGGTTGGAACATGCTGGACGGGTCGAGCGAATCATAACCGATGATAAACGATTGCCCGTCTTGTTGCTGTTGCAGAATGTTTTCCACCGTGAGCTTGGTACGTTGGTCGGCAGTAATAAACGTCGGCAGTTTCAACCCGTCCAAGTTAACTTGATATGCCTTGTCGACGTCCGCCAAACGTCGGGCGTACATCCAGAGAATATCATTGAACGACCACCGCATACGATTATCCCAGATGGGCACACACTCGTTGGCCGCCGAGAGAACCTTGTAATGATAGTTAACCCCGACTGGGGAGAACTCGGTCGGGTTATTGTAGAGATTCAAGCGTCCCTGATAAGCCGCCTGAGTCGCCAAAAACGAACCGATACGCCGGTCGTAGAAAAACAGGCAGAGACTATAATCCAGCAGACACGTCTCCATCCAACGTTCATCTACGGTGGGAGGCAACCCATGCCATTTGAACCGGTTCAACGCGAGTTCGCGTAGCAGATGATAGTACATGTCATCAAGGGCGACGGCGCGCATTTTGGCATAATTACCACTGGGATGCACGCCGCCGCCCCTACGATTCTGATTTTTCCTCGACCTAGACATGTCTCCAGTATATCACTAGAATGAGATGCCCGGCAATGGGTCGTTATCCGCCCAGTCGGTCACTCCGATATCATCAGGATCAGCCCATATAGTAACCCCAGACTCGAACACGCCTTTAATGGTCTGCCGATACTGTTCGGGCAAATCACCTCGCACATAGCACTCTTGCATTTGCCAGTAAGTGAACTTGGTCATACATTCCAGCGATTGCGGCGGCGTGATAAAACGTTGGATAAAATACCCGTAGCGCAACATGTATTCTCCGACGCTCCGCAGAGCTGAGGGTGCGCACGTCCTGAATCGAACCAACACCCCGACAATACCGTTAGCGAGATTGAACCCGTCCCCACCGATAGCACCGGACGAGGTAGGGGGCGTCAACTGCATTTGCTGGACTTGCGCGTTAATCCCAGCGATAGTGTTCTGATAGTCACCAAACGCGGAACGTTGCGCGTAATCCGCGTTCATGTCCGCCATATTTTGGGCCAACTGGTTTGAAAGCGCTGTAGTCTGAGAGCCGTACGTGTTGGCCTGACTCGTCGTAGCCGCGTTAGTACTCAGAGAGTTGGCAGTGGAGAGTTGGGCGGCGGTATTGTTGATGCTTCGGTTGGCCTCGGTGTTGACGCCATTCATGACCGCACCGCCCAGCGCGGATATCGCGCCCCCGACGTTGCCCGAAGCGGCGTTACCCACCACTCCGACCACACCGTTTGCCACGTTGTTCAGCTGGGCCAAATCGGCTCGCTGATTGTTGATATATGTCGTGTTGTCCAGTCCGGTGTTAAGTGCTGTCGCTTGAATTGCGTTATTGGCGTTGCGGTTGCCGATAGCGAGTTTGTTGGCTTGGGTATTGTACTGGTTTTGCATGGCCGTGGCCGCGAGAGACTGACTGATGCCCATCTGCGCTTTTTGATATGTCCAGTCGGCGGACTGCTGATTATAAGCGCGTGTGTAGGCACTGTTTGCCATTGCCAACTGGGCACCATTGTTGACTATCACAAATTGAGGGAAATTGCTGATACCAAACGCGGCGTCCAACATCTCTCCGCTATCAATCGGCAACCCATTGTTTTTACCAAGTGGAGCAATCTCGCTTGCACCCGCCTCATTGTATCCAACCGGGTAAAAGTTCAAGCGCGCGCCATTGGGCGCGTAATTATGCACCTCTCTAATAACCAGATTATCGCTTTGGATATTTTCGGGTCTGTAGGTGATATTTGTACCGTTCAAGCAAGTGCATTCAACAGTGGAATAGGGGTAGCATTCGAGTTTTTTAAGGTTTTTATAACGTTTAGGGATATTAAAATTATCACGAAAATCATTAATGGTAATAATGTCCTCATACCTACTGGGCGCATTTGTGGCCGACTGGGGGAAACGGTAGATACGATTATTTAACTCCGGGGGGAGTGTTTTCCCAAATAGCTTGTCTACAACATAGCCGGATTGATTAAGAAAGTCATCATCTAAAGGGGGTATCATGTACATGCTCACAATACCCTGTGTTATCCACGAAAAAGAAGACCCCACCCCCATAAACACCCGGATAGATTGAACGTCCTTAAAATACAGCAGCTCGGCACCGTTAGCCATGTTCTCAAACAAAGAACCGCCAGCAGTAGTGAGAGACGGTTTTTCCTGACTGCCCGCGTCCGCTGACAAATCTACCGTGCTCACGACAATTACGCCGTAATCCAGATTTTTCCCGTCCATGCCGATAAGAGACTTGTACTGTTGGTTTACCGTCACCATTTCACTGCCGGTATCCAGCCCCTCGGGTAGCGCGAGATAACTGCGGCCATAATCCCTCATCTGGTTTTCGTTGGCAATACCGATATGACCGCGCACCACATAGCATGACCCAAACCTAAGTCGATGCTGGAACGACTGCCAAACGTCCAATTGTACAGTGAGCTGAGTAGTGTACGCATTGATGTAATCCACGTGGTTGATAAAATAATACCAATATCGCGGAGCCTCCAAATCGGGGTAATCGTTATACACCACAACATAGTTGTAGTTGGACGCCTCGTTGAATGGCAGTTCGACGCGCACGGGCTGTCCGAACATATGCATGACGCCACGCACCCTATCAACGCCGGGCCGTCGGTCAAACCATTCCTGTTGTTTCTGCGGTGACTCGAACCGTGCTAGGTCACGGTAACTGCTATCCCACGGCACGTTACAGAGTTTTAACGACGTGTTGGGCGTCCATTGAGCCCAGTTAAACGTCGCCTCAACGTTAGGGTTGATATCTCTCAACACAACTACCTCTTTCATCATAAAAAATAAGGGAGTGTTTCACGTGAAACACTCCCTTTTATTATATCGCAGATTAGGCGACTGTCACAGTGCCCTGACCGCTGACGCCGAACAGCGCGGCGGTCAGCTTGGTGGAACCTGTGGCCACGCCGGTGACTAGGCCAGTATTGTTCACTGTTGCCGTCGCAGTGGCGGCGCTAGTCCATGCGGCCTGTTTGGTCACATCGATTTTACGGCCGTCAATCATCACGGCGGTGGCGTGCGCTTGACCTGTCTTACCAACCTTGACCGAAACGGCGTCAACAGTAATGGACGCGACAATACTCGGACTAAACCCGATAACACCGTCTCCAACCACGGGCACGTCAAGCGACGCACTCACCGTGTTCGGCACTTCGGGAGTAGCCGGGTTGATGTAATCGGCAGTCGCCTGTACCGGGATAACGGTATTGGCTTCATCGATGCCGACCACCAATACGCCAGTCGGGCTAATATACGTCCATTCCGAGAGATTCTTGTCGGTCGCGCCGATAGAATACTTGACGGCACCGGAACGCCATGACGCCTTACCGTCATTGGTAATGGTGGTATCAGCCTCGACCTGTACCGCGCCACCACGTGCCACGTTCTCCGGCGTGGTTACACCCTCACCATAGGCGGAAAGCTTCAGCGCGAACTTCGGCGTGGTCGCGGCGGTGCCGGCCGGAAGCACTACGTTATCCGTAGAACCAGCGCCATTCCAGAACAGCACGGCCGGGGCGAAACCGGACACCGAAATAATGCGTTGCATATGAAAGTAATTGTTGACGCTGTTGATATTGACGGGGTTGGTCTGCTGAGTCATTTCCTCGATAACCGGAATGTCAATGAGGAATTTATCAGTCGTGAGAATCGCCTGAACACCGTCGATACCGAACCTGTCTTCGGGCACAACGATAATACGATCAATAGTCGGCTCTGCGTCGGTGCGATGAAACACGGTAGCGAGACCCTGAACATCCAAAGCGGACTTGACTTCCGGAGAACAGAACAACACCAATTCGTCAGGCTTGGCAAACGTGGGCATATGACGCGCATTGTATCGGGTTGAGACAAACTTGAGACTGTCTGCCCAAGAGCGAATCTGTCGCAACAGCCCCCGCGCCTCGTCCTGAGTACTGGTCATCTTGTTCAAGTCAGCGTCCATGTGGACACGCCAATAACCGCCCAGTCGCGCGTACTGCGTAAACATGTGGCACATGGCCTCGAAAACGTCAACTTCGGCCGCGTTATAGCACGACTGGATAAGCTGAGAGGTCAGTGAAGAGAGGCCATTGTCAGACGTAAAGGCGCGACGAAGAGTCTTATCATCAGTGGTGACCGGGTAAAAATGCGCAAAGTCGAGACGGTGATAGAGCGAGTCCATATCGACTTTCCACTTGCGGAAGTTGTCGGCCCCGAGGTATTCAGCGTTCGGGTCGTACACCTGTGCGAGCGGCATACCCACGGCGATTTCCTGCCATGTATCGCCATACGTCTGCGACGCGCGGGTGAACACGGAAAGCGGGTTCGACCATTTCCACGTGTGTACCATAGTGCCGCCGATACGGTTAATCAGCGAGGAATAAAACTCGTTCTTCAACTGGGTGCTGGACATGAGCGTAGAAACGGTGATATCCATATTGCTCTGAGTCGCGGCGGGGATACGACGTTGGTATTCCGGACTGGACTCATTGCGAATCATGTTCAACAACTGGACATTATTAAAATCGGTGAGCGGGCGTAACGTCTGCTTATTGGTCACGTTTGGAGTCGCCATTAGTCTTCATCCCTTTCGTAGAGGTCATCAAAAGTAAGATAGGTGCCGTTAGCGTCATCATCGGTGAGCGCGTCGGCCTCGTCGGGTAGGTCGTTGGACTCGTCGCCGCCGCCCAATACCGTCTTGGCGTTTGCGGCCTGAATTTCCGCAAGGGTCTGAGAGATTTCCGTGATAGCCGACTCCAGCGCTGTAATGCGTGCGTTCATGTCGCTATCGGTGTCGGCTTCGGCCGGATTGGCGTCCTCGTCGGTATCGTTGTCCTGTGTTTCCGGGTTCTGCTCAGGCGGGTTGTCTTCCCCGTCGCCGTTGTTGTCGGTACCGGGCGGCATGATGTCGGCCGAGGTGGCGTCGGTTTTGTCGTTGTCCATAATACTTCCTTCGTTTAAGGCATGGCCCCAATAATGGGGCCATGCAGATGATGTAGGCCATGCCGAGACTCTTATTGCACCTAGGGTATGGCATACCATTTTACATCCCCATGCCGCGCCTTACCGCGTGCCACGCATGAGGGCTAGCGTGTCAATTCAAGGAGCATGCCCCGCACATTTCCTATTATAACACAAATTCCTGACCATAATCATTCATAAGCCTATTTCCCGCGTAGAAACTGTCATACGGTATCGTGTCACGGCGTTTGACCCCGGACAATCTCATGACGAGATAGCCCTCGATGGTCTCCCCGCAATATTTGCGCGGCCCCAATATTCGCAGTCGCTTGTATCGGTAGTCGTTTTTCCATGCGCCCAGCTTGCTTTGGCTAGCCTCGATACCATGCGGCACGTCCAATCCAGTCACTATCATACTGTCAGTGTCGGCATATATGACCCTGTCTTGGTTCTGGTTTATCGCACGTGTTAAAATCTGCCGTCCATAGGCGTTGACATACGCGGCCACCGGCATATATGCGAGTGACGCCAAAGCGCTAGCCGGTTTCACATCAAACCGCAGTTCTTGCGTTGATTCATCCAAAAGGGGCTCCATCATGGGCCTGTTGATGCTTGCGCCGAACTTTCCCACCAATGAGTTAAGCATGAGCTTGGCGATACGTTTCCGAGTGCCTGTCTCGGATTGTTTCACGTGGAACCATTCATCAACATACGCCTGAAAGTGTCCTCGGCTTTTGCGAAACTTCCAACCGCCTTGAACCTCATATATATCAATGTCATAGTTTTCACGTAACGTCTGTTGGTCTACATCGGTAAGCGGCATAGTGACCACGCCAAACGTACTCGGCAGTCGAACGTGCTCGAACCCCCATAACGGCAACAGGTTTGTCAGCGTCGGGCATTTGTCCTTTTTCAACGTGGCGGCAAACGATATGATATCGATATGTAGCGGCATGGTTTTGTCCGCCTCATATTTACCGTCATACCATTCCGGACCCCCATATGGTAACGGCATATTGCGCATGATATACGGATATAATGAGTTCACGTCCCAGCTTGAGCACTCGGCATATTCGCCCGCTTTGGCCTGTAAGTATGCACCAAAATAGCTAGCTCGCATACGCTTGTAATCCGTCGCGTCCAATGGCGGGAATTTTTCCCGAAACCTACGATAATCGCCGCCGATGTAATTGTTCATTGCCACCGCGCCTATGGTCGTGCCTTGCAGTTTGTGGGCCTGTAGTGACTGGGCTATGTTCCACGTGGTTTCAAGCTCACTGTCTCCCCCAAAATCGGTCGCGCTTTCGGCGACCTCATTGTCGCGTGTGATATTGCGCACGTCTGCAAAGTCAACAATGGTTTTGTCCCAGCGTATAGCAAGATTGTAAAAGTGACCGCGCGTGTCAAACGTGCCACGTATTCCATTGGATTGCGGCGACGTGGCGTGAGGCAGTGTCCGAAACAAGTCGGTTGCGAGCCGTTCAATGTCAGACCAGCCATGAGCGCAATAAACGCGCGTATTGCTATCGCGTTGAGTCAGTTGCATCACCGTATTCGCCGAGAGTTCCATCGCCCCCAGTTCGTTGTCCAGTAGTGTCGTACCGTCGGTAGCCGCCGCCAAACGTACCGCCATGATACCTCATTTCATTTGTTCCGCCTGAGTTAGATAGTCTGCTATCTGATTTTTTACGTCGGGCATGGTACCCGCGTTTGTCGCCCATTTTTTCTGGTTTTCATCATAATGAGTACTTTCATCCAACAGGCTCATAAAGGGCGTATTTTCGAGTAACCAATTTTTAGCCCTGTTGCTGAGTCTACTATATCTTGCGGCGATTGTCACGCCCATTGATTCAAGCTTTTGCTCGTATACACCACTGCGATAATCGAGCGTCAGCGGCCGAAAGTTTTCAGAGCGTAGGTTACTGGGCAAAAAGTCGCGCAAATCGATCGGCTTCATCCCAGCTACACCGGCATACGCTTTGATGTACGCTTCAAGCTCGTCACGTCGGCCGTGCCTGATTTTTTCGCGCACCCATGTTTTGTTTGCCAACACGTTCTTGCGACTTCTGATTAGATTGTCTTCGGGTGTTTCATGTATGATACGGCCGCCCAGCACTTCAAACGGTGACTCTCCCCTTGATTCGAGTTCACGCAACTCCCCCACAGTGTACTGTTGCATATTAAAAGCATTATACTGTTGCGCACGCTTGATTTTCTCACGCGCTTGAACACGTCTACGCTGTTGTTGACGCAGAGTTTTACGTCGTTTCGACGGCGCGTTATTAATCTGCTCATCTGTGATTAATGGTCGATTAGCCAACTCTCTGTCAAGCTTGGTGATAGTGACGTCCGGCGTGGATTGGAAAATACGCGCGTCCCTTGCACGTAATGCCGCTTGTTGCTCTTCAACCCTTTGAGCCACTCTTCCGGCAACTTGTTCCAACTGCCGGACTGTCAACCTACCCAGATTCCTGTCGTTGATATCGGGTATGCGCCCCGTAGAATAATCACGCAAGCGTTCGTTCAATTGTGCTTGCTGAGAGCGTGCGCGTATGGTTTCGCGTCGCTGTTGACGCTTGTTGTTCCTACCACGTTTAGCCATACGCCCCCGCTTTCCGAGATTAAATAGCCCCCTATGCCATAACTCATAGGGGGCTAGTGCTTGGCGGCAGTGTGAACTTTTTAGCCCACTCTACCTAGTATATCACTTGGACTTCTTAGAGTCCAATACCGGTTCGATGTCAAAGAATTTGTAACCGGAACGCGACTTTTTTTCGACCACTTTCATAATAAATGGTTCGTCCCACTTATCCGGCGTGCCGAAAATCGAGAACATAGTGCCGAACGAACGCGCAAGAGACGGGGACGTAGCGGTAAAGTCGCCCTCTTCGGCGTGGATAATCACGCGGGTAGACGGGTTCAACTCACCAGTTTTCTCGTCTGCAACCTCAATGGACTGCGCGGCCACGTTAGTGACGTGCAAGACTTCGTTCAAATGGTCATCGACCTTATCGCTGGACTGTAGGGCCGCATAGAGAGAAAGCTTTCCCTCCATTGTTTCGGTGTTGAAAAAGTGGGAGAGCGCGTTAGCGCCGTTGGCGCTAAAATTGTTGCCCTGAGCTACGGTGATATCGGTATTGGTGTTGTCAGCCATAATAATTATGCCGCCTTATCTTATTGTTGGTTGGTTATTGTTATTATTCTTCAGAAAGGATATCATCTTCAACCACAGTATCAATATCGTTGGTACCCCTGTAGTTGATAATAGCATCCTCCCCAAACTTGCAAATCTTATAATACTCTTCATCATCGAGGGTAGTCAACTGCGCATGATACTCGGCACTGACCGGCAACATGTTCTTATTCAATCGCTTGGCCTTC